TAAGGCACAGATTTAACAAAAGATAACAGACTTTGGCACGGTTTTTGTTATGCGTGTGTGCCCGTGAAATTGTTTCACGTGGAACACTGCCACACCGATACACAAAATAAAATGTTTCACGTGGAACACAACACCAAAAGTTAATAAAAGTTAAACCGAAAATCTTTTTACCCTTAATGCTTGTATGTTGAAAAAAAGTTGTATCTTTGCAGCGTGTTACTTAAACAATTTGAAATATGAAAGAGTTACTACAACATTTCAGAGAGCAACCGAAAGAAGCTATTAAAGAAGTTGCAATGTGTGTTATGATTTTCGCCGTATGTGGGGCGATGTTGTTTCTATCTGCAATTTTGCAGGGGTGTAGCGTTTCAAAGGGTGTAACGATACGGGGCAAAGCAACGATAGTAACAACCGATACAACGGTAGTCAAACACAACGGGGCGTTGAAATTCAAAAAGTCTATGTTTAACAATTAAAAGTTTACTACAATGGAAGAAAAAAGAAACGCATTTGACGAGTTTTCGTTTGCCGCTTTGTCGGCGTTGGGTAGCCTTATGGCGTGTAATGAAGTTTGCCGCAACCAGCGTGCGGTTATGAAAATTAACCGCTTTCGTGCGTGGCTTATGGACTTGAAGCCGCAAGCCAACCCCGAACCAAATTTGCCGTTTGACGGCGAACCGAAAGGACAGACAGCCGAATAATTAACAATAAGTTTAACAATTAAAAGATTACTACAATGAAAAGTTTTGCAAGTAAATTTAACAAGACCACGTTTGGCATTGACACAACCGATTTTCAGTACATTAAGTTAGCCGATATTTTCAATTCTGAAAGCGAGGGCGGTAAAGATGTGATACACAAAATAAACGGGCTTTATGTCCATAAATCACAATTAGGCGATAGCCCCGTGATTATTGATGAGGAAAACAAAAGGTTGGTAAACTTGCCAAGCCACACCGCCGAAACGGTACGTGAAATTCTTGCCGATGATGAGGCAGTACAAACTATCAAAGACGGCAAAGTTGGTTACACTATTTACGAGTACGAGAGCCACGGCAAGAAGTGTTATTCTATTTCGTTTGTGGATTTGTAAGAGTTTGAAAAGTTATGTTTAACTTTGTAGGGGTTGCGACAACGTAACCCCTATTTAATATAAAGCGTATGGCAAAGTTAGGTTTTAAGATTAAGTTTACAAAATCGGTATTTGGAGCAACCCAACGGGCGAAAATCAAAAAAGAGATTTTGCAAGCAGTTGAAAGCAGCCCCGAATACCGTAAAGAGATTGCAAGGGTTTTCCAAATGGCAAACCGCCGTATTCAGAATATAGAGCAAAGCGGACAACTTTCGCCAGCCGTGCAAGCGTTAAACAAGGGCGATATACAAGGCTTTACGAAATTCTCAATGAAAGGCGATTGGAACACCCTAAAAATTGAGTACGGCAAGGCGATTTCGTTTTTACGCCAGCCAACCAGTACGGCGCAAGGTGCAAGGCAGTACGGGCAACACCTGCAACGTATGTACGATTTAACGCCCGATGAGTACAACCTTATGGCAAGGAACTTGCAAGGCAAGTTAAACAGCGTTTCAGATAGTGATTTCGTGGAACGGTATCTGATGCGGTACAAGGATTTCACGGGCGAAATGGAGCAAAGCGCAAGCGATATTAGCACCCAAATTGAGAGCGAAGCGCAAAGCATATCACGGGCGATTGATGCAGAGATAGAGCGGCAAGCAAATGAGGTAGCCGACCAAATGGAGGATATGCAAAACGATATAGAGCGCATTTTGCGCAACTTTAATAAGTTTGGGTTATGAAAAAAATACCTTTTGAGTTACAAGAAAGAATAAACAGCCCGACCGAAATAAACGAAATACTGAAAGCAGCCGTAAACGAAAAGAACATTATCGGAAACAGCAAGGGCGAACGGTTTTACAATATACCGTGCGCCTTTGATATTGAAACAACAAGTTTTTACCGTGATACGGACGGACGGGCGTACACATACGAGCAAGTGCAACGTATGCAGGACGGCAACGGGCGCAAAGCGAAATTAGAGAAAGCCGCAATAATGTACGTTTGGCAGTTTGGCATAAATGGATATACGATAATGGGGCGTACGTGGGGCGAGTTTGTTACGATGATGCAGACCGTAAGCGAGGTTTTGCAACTGAATGACAAATTACGCCTTATTGTGTATGTGCATAACCTTTCATACGAATTTCAGTTTTTGCGCAAGTGGTTTGAGTGGCAACGGGTTTTCAGTATTGATTTGCGCAAACCGATATATGCGATAACAACGGGCAACATTGAGTTTAGATGTAGTTACTTGCTTTCGGGTTATTCACTTGCAAAGTTGGGCGAGCAACTTATGAAATACAAGTGTGCAAAAGCCGTCGGCGATTTGGACTACCAGCAAATAAGGCACAGCGAAACGCCGCTTACTGATGCGGAAATACATTATTGCATAAACGATATTAAGGTAGTTATGTGCTACATACAAGAACGCATTGAGGAAAGCAAAGGGATAACGCACATACCGATAACAAAGACGGGGTTTGTGCGCAAGTATTGCCGTGCGCATTGCTTGCGTGAAAAAAGCGATGCAGGAAAGACCGTACCAAATTGGGATTACGTAAACTTGATGCAGGAACTACAAATTACGGGTATGAATGAATTTAATATGCTGCAACGTGCGTTTGCAGGCGGTTTTACACACGCAAACGCCGAATATACAGACGAAATAATGTACAACGTGGATAGTTACGACTTTACAAGCAGTTACCCGTATGTAATGATAGCGGAAAAATATCCGATGTCGCAAGGCGTTGCGATAACGGTTAAAAGCACGGCGCAATTTGAGTTTTTAATATCAAAGTATTGTTGCGTGTTCGATATTGAGTTTACCAACATATTTGCCAGCGAAACGCAAGACAACCCGATAAGCGCAAGCAAATGTTTCGTGAAAGAAAACCCGTGCGAGAATAACGGGCGTATTGTGGCGGCGGCAAAAATTGCACTGACAATTACGGACGTGGATTTTAACATAATCAAAAACTTTTATTCATGGGAAAGTATGCGAGTGGGTGAAATGTATTGTTACAAGAAAGACTATTTGCCGACCCCGTTTGTAAAATCTATCCTACATTTGTACGAAAGCAAGACGAAATTAAAAGGCGTTGAGGGAAAAGAAGTGGAATATCTAAACAGCAAGGAAATGTTAAACAGTTGTTACGGTATGAGTGTTACCAACCCTTTGCGTGATGAGTTTACATATAACGGCGAGTGGGATATTAACTCAATGACAGCCGAACAAAAGCAGGAACTTTTATACAAATACAACACCAGCAAGAACCGTTTTTTGTTTTACCCGTGGGGCATTTTCGTAACCGCATACGCACGGCGCAACCTTTTCACGGGCATACACGAAGCAAAAGACGATTACATTTACAGCGACACCGACAGCATTAAGATAATGAACGGCAAGGCGCACGAAGCATATTTCAAGGCTTATAATATGCAGGTGCAAATGAAATTGCGTGCAGCCTGCAAGTACCACGGTTTGCCGTTTTCCCTTTGCGAGCCGCAAACGATAAAAGGCATAACAAAGACTTTGGGCGTGTGGGATTTCGAGGGTACATATACAAGGTTTAAGACTTTGGGAGCTAAACGGTACATGGTGCAAGAACCGAACGCACTAAAAGCAGGCGGACGGGCTTACGATTTCAGTCTAACCGTTTCGGGCGTAAACAAAAAGGCGGCGATACCGTATCTTATTGAAAAGTACGGGGCTGACGGGATATTTGATGCGTTTACCAACTATTTGGATATACCGCCAACGGCAACGGGCAAAAACATACATACGTACATTGACTACGAGATACAAGGCGAGATAACCGACTACAAAGGCAGCACGGCGCACTACAACGAACGCACGGGCGTACATTTAGAGCCAACGGGGTACAGCCTTTCCCTTTCGGTTATGTATATAAACTATTTGCGAGGTATTAAATTTAAGGACTAAAATAATAAGATTATGACTACAAGAAAGACAAAGACAGACAAGCCGAAATTTTACGACTTGAAAGCGATTTTAAGCAAGAACGCCGATTATAACGTGATATTTGGCGAACGGTCAAACGGCAAGACTTATGCAGCCTTAAAATATGGTTTGGAAAACTATATCAAGACGGGCAAGCAAATGGCATATATACGCCGTTGGAGAGAGGATTTGAGGGGTAAACGTGCCGAAAGCCTGTTTGCCAACCACACCGCAAACGGGCTTATTGAGGAACTGACAGAGGGCAAATTTAATGAAGTTTTCTATATGTCGAACAAATGGTTTTTGTCGTACTACGATGCAGAGAAAAACAAGCGTACACCCGACACAACCCCGTTTTGTTACGGCTTTTGCCTTTCAGAGCAGGAACACGAAAAAAGCAGTAGTTACCCGAATGTTACAACGATTGTGTTTGACGAGTTTTTGACACGGCGGTATTATTTGCCCGATGAGTTTATGTTGTTTATGAACTTATTAAGTACGATAATACGCCAGCGCAACGATGTAAAAGTATTCATGTTGGGCAACACGGTAAACAAGTTTTGCCCGTACTTTACTGAAATGGGATTGAAGCAAGTGCCGTTTATGGAGCAGGGAACGATAGATATATACCGCTTTGGCGAACACGGCGCAATAGTAGCCGTTGAGTATTGCAGCAGCACGGTACAACACAAAGCCAGCAACAAATACTTTTGTTTCGACAACCAAAATTTGCAGATGATTACGGGCGGCAAATGGGAACTTGCCGTTTATCCGCATTTGCCGTGCAAGTACAAGCCGCAAGATGTGTTGTTTGTGTACTATATCAAGTTTAACGATGTAGTGTTACAAGGAAACATTATCCAAGTAGGCAACGAATGTTTTACGTACATACACGCCAAGACAACCCCGATAAAAGACGAGGAAAACAGCCTTATTTATTCTTTGGAAATGAACGGCAAACCGAACTACAAACGCAAGTTGTTGAGTACCGCAAGTTACGTTGAGCAACAAGTAGCACGGTTTTTCGCAATAGACAAAGTTTTCTACCAAGATAACGAAATTGGCGAGATAGTACGCAATTATTTAATTACGAGCGCAAAGACAAACATAGTTTCGTTGAAATGAAAATTACGGGCGGTTTGGTGCAAATTACGTGCCAAACCGACCGTTTTACAAAATAAATTCCTATCTTTGCAAGTAGTAACCAAATATATAACGATATGGACGCAAATACTATTATTCAAATTATTTCAAGTTTGGGTTTTCCGATTGTGATGTGTGGGGCTTTGTTTTGGTACATGGTGAAACAAAGGCAGGCGCACCAAGAAGAAACGGAACACCTAAAAGATACGATTGCGGAAAACACGAAAGTGTTAGCCGAACTTACAACACTAATTAAAGTTTTGACAGATGAAAAGGAAAGATAACATTTACAAGTTGTACCAGCAACAAATACGGGACAAAGACACCGCCGTAACTGAATTTATGGCAAACACGTTGGCGAAAACTCAAAGTATGTTTGAGTATGAGGGTTTGCCCGACAGCATACCGCAAAAAGAATTGGAGCGGCTTTTGCAGACCACGGGCAACGCCTTTGTTACCAGCGTGGACGGGGTTTTGTATGCGCTTTCGGGCGGCAAGGGCGGCGAACCCGATGTTTACGGACGGGCAACGCTTTACACCGTGGCGAACCCTGCATTAAAGTTAAACAAAACCTACGATATTCAGAAAGACGGGGTTTTGATTGAGAATGACAGCAACGGCGAAAGCCTTTTGCCGCTGATAGGGCGTTATGCGGTTTTATATACTGACGGGCTTATTTCGTTGAACACCGCCAGCATTTTAACCCGTATTACAATGCTTATAAGTGCCAGCGATGACAAGACAAAACAGAGTGCAGAGGATTTTTTGCGCAAGATACAAGACGGCGAGTTTTCTATAATCGGGGAAAACGCTTTTTTCAAGGGCGTAAATATGCAGACCGCACCGACCACAAACAGCGTGTACATAACGCAACTTATTGAGTTGGTGCAATACTACAAGGCGAGTATGTACAACGAATTGGGGCTAAATGCAAACTACAACATGAAACGGGAACGCCTAAATTTGGGCGAGGTATCAATGAATGTAGATGTACTTTTGCCTTATGTGGATAATATGCTAAAAGAAAGACAAAATGCAGTTGAAAAGATTAATGCGATGTTTGACACCGAAATTTCGGTTAAACTTGCAAGCAGTTGGGGTTTGGAAAGGGATAATTACAACGCTTTGGCGGCTGATTTGGAAACGGCAAAGGAAAACCCCAACCCGACAGACGAACCCGACCCGACAGAGGAAACAACCGAAACAGACGGAAACGACACCGAAACAGACGGAAACGATACCGAAACAGAGGAAACAGAGGAAACGAAAGAAACGGAAACGGAAACGGACGGTAACGACACCGAAACAGAGGAAACAGAGGAAACAGAGGAAACAGAAACAAAAGACGATAAGCAATGAAATACAGCGAACTATTTACAAAGGGTAACGGGATATTCGCAACGGTTTTCAAGACCGAATACCCGACAGAGTACGCCGCTATTTTCGGCGATACCGACCCGACCAAGTTAGACGCTTACGCCTTACTGATGTACGGTGGCAAGACCGTTGCAAGCAGCATAACCAGCGACAACGCAAGCGATGTTGTTTCGGCGGTGATTGCGGTAAACGTGCAAGGTTGGGAACGTGAAGCGGCGGCGATGTTAGCCGACTACGATGTACTGACACCCGTCACGGGGCAAATTGAACGGACGGAAACCGTAACTTTGCAGGAAAGCACCGACAACACCGAAACGGGCGCAAACAAGGCGTTCAACGACACCGATTTTTCAGACAGCGACCGAAAGACCGCAAACGATGAGAGAAACCGCACAGAAAGCCGCAAAACGACTGAAACCAGCAAAGGAACGGGCGCAAGCAAATCAATTTCAAGTGAAATTGCAAAAGAATTGCAGTTAAGGCGTGATAATTGGAGAAAAAACATTATCTTTGCACTTGTAAGAGAATTAACAACGAGTATTTACGAATAACTAATTTTAATTTTAGCAATATGGAAGTAAAACAGATTTACACGCTTATTAACAGCGTATCGGGTGAAGTGTTGGGGCGTACTGACATTGTAACCGAGGATTTGACGGGCATTGTGGATTTAGGCACGGAAGTGTTTAACCAAAATGCGGTTGACAATTACGTGAAGTCACTTGTAAACCATATCGGCAAAGTGATTTTCGTAAACCGACCTTATGCGGGCAAAGTGCCGTCCGTACTTATGGATGCGTGGGAGTTTGGCAGCGTGTTGGAAAAAATAAGTGCCGATGTTCCCGAAGCAGAGGAAAACGATACGTGGGATTTGACGGACGGGCAGACCTATTCGCAAGATGTGTTCCACAAACCGACCGTTACCGCAAAGTTTTTCAACTCAAAGGTTACGTTTGAAGTGCCCGTATCAATCACCGAAAGGCAGGTTAAGGAAAGTTTCAGCAACGCCGCACAACTTAACGGCTTTATTTCGATGATTTATGCAGCCGTTGAAAAGTCAATGACTATCAAGGCAGACGCTTTAATCATGCGCACAATAAACAACATGATTGCGGAAACCGTGTTAGCTGATGCGGTTGCGTTTGGCGGTACGGCAGGCAATTTAGCCAGTGCCGACCTTTCCAGCGCAAGCACTGCAAGATGCGTAAACCTTTTGAAGTTGTACAATGACAAGTATTTCCCTGCAACACCAGCGCAAGGCGATGGCGAGCCGACCCCGAACCCTGACGCACTGACAGCGGCAAAGGCGATAACCGACCCCGACTTTATCCGCTTTGCGTCTTACGTAATGGGAACTTACGCCGACCGCCTGCAAAGCATTTCCACCGTTTTCAATGTTGGCGGCAAGGAACGGTTTACCCCGAAAGATATGTTACACGTTGTTCTTTTGTCCGACTTTGCAAAGGCAGCACAAACCTATCTTTATTCCGACACGTTCAATCGTGGCGATGTGCTTTTGCCGCAAGCCGAAACCGTACCTTTTTGGCAGGGCAGCGGAAAGAACTACGATTTTGCCAACACGGGGCATATCAATGTTAAGGAAAGCGGCGGCAAAGCCGTTGAAATTTCGGGCGTGTTGGGCGTAATGTTCGACCGTGATGCGTTGGGCGTTTGCAACCTTGACAGACGGGTAACAACGAACTACAACGCAAAGGCAGAGTTTTTCAACAACTATTACAAGTTTGATGCAGGGTATTTCAACGATACAAACGAAAACTTTGTAGTATTCTTTATTGAGTAACTCAATAGGTATTAGATTGTTTAACTTTGGGCGGTGTGGGTGCAGGTGAAAGCGCACCGCACCGCCTTTTTTCTTGCAGATATGACAACGATAAACTTTTATTCATACAACGGACACCCGAACACGGTAAACAAGCAGTTGGGCGACTTTACGGCGATTGAGGGCGATTTGCGGCAAACTTTCGATGTGTTGCGCCCGACCGTCACACTACGAAAGCAACCCCGACCGACTTTCAATTATTGTTACATACCCGATTTGGGGCGTTATTATTTCGTGGAAAGGGTAAGTTTTGAGGGAAACAACGCCTACGAACTTGCATTGCGTATTGACGTGCTTAAAACCTACGAAAGCGAAATTTTGGCGGCAACGGGGCGTGTATCTGAAAGCGACAACCCCGACCCGTATATATCCAACCGTGAAACGGTTTACAATAGAACCCCGAATTTTGAGAAAGTGCCGTTTGCAAATACGGGCTTACTGAATGAAACGGGCGGCATTATCATGGTAACATTAAAAGGAACAACCGAAAATTAAAAGAGTATGGCAGTAATTGTAAATATACCTAACGCACACGATGATAACAGCCAGTGGAACGCAAGCGGCGGTTATTGGGATATAAACATAAGAACGAATGACGGTTATTTGTTTGTAGGTGATATTAAGGCGGTTTATACCAACAAAAGCGGCTACCCGAAAAGCGTTGTTTTGGAGCAAAACGGCGCAAAGGTTTGGGCATTTGGTGAGTTGTCCGACACCGATGCAGACACGGAAATAACTATCACGGGAAACACCCGAAGCGAAAACGATTTGGAAGTTATAAACAACATACCGAACACAACCGCAACGGGAACAAAGGGCAGCAGTTATTTTGAAGCGAGCATACAAGTAACGGCAAACGAGGGTTACAAGATAACGGCGGCGCAAGTGGAGTTTACGGACGGTTACGGCTACCCCAATACTAAGGACTTGACAATTTCGCCAGACGGTAAAACGGCAAGTTGGGAGTATGACGACGCCGACACGGGCGAGAGTTTCACGCTTACGGGTACGACAGCCAGCGAGGGAACGCCCGAACTTAATGTTACGAACAACATAACGGGCAGCGGCGTAACCGAACAACATACGTTTGACGGGGAAACGGCAACTTTCACCGTTACGGGGCAATACAGCCCGAACAAAGTGCGTTTCTTTAACCTCAAAGCGAGTTACACGAACAAGGCAGGAACAGCGACCAAAACGCCGTTTGTTGTGCAGGATTTGGAATACAACCAACAAGCAACGCTAACCGTTACCGACATAGACCCGACAAAGCCCGTAACGCTTACGGGCAGTTACGATGATGTGATAGAAATTTCTACAAACCTATCAAATTGCACCGCTAACGAGGACTTGCCGCAATATGTGAAAGACGGGGAAACGGTAAATGTTACATTAACGGCAAACGATGGTACAGAATTTGACACCGAAAAAAGTACACCGCAATTATACTACAAGAACGCAAGCGGCTACCCTCAAACGCAAGACCTTACGATTTCAAGCGATAAAAAGACGGCAACGGGAAGCATACAAGTAAACACTAATTGGAGCGATTTTGCAGTTATTGGCAGTGCGTACCCCGTTACCGTTGTGGGCGAGCAGTACGGGGCTATAAACGTGTATTTGGTAACACTTGATGAGTTGGCAGAGTTTAGCGGCAAACGGTTTTTCAAAGAAACGGGAACAGACCCAAGTACGGGCGCACCCATATACGAAAACATAGATTTGGGCGCATACGTGAACAAAATACGCCGTGTTTACACCAACATAGGCGCAAGCAGCACCGATGTAATACGATGCGGCAACTACAACACGGGCGTATCTTGCCACCAGCCAGCGCAAGACAAAATAACGCTTGATTTCGGCACGGCGGTAGTGCCAGCGCACAATGAGGACAACACCGACTACGAAAGCGAAATACAAATCTTTTTGCCGTTTGCAGGGTTTGTAAACCTCAATAACGATTATGCAGGTAAAACGATAGGTTTGCAGTACGTTATAAACGTGGTAACGGGCAACGGTGTAGCCTTATTGAGTTGTAACGGGGTTGTGTTCCAAGTTGAGGAAATAGAGCCAAGCAGCGAAATAATATACCTATCACCAAGCACCCAAGTCAAAACCGTTGGCGGCGATGATTGGAACGAAATGTTATATTACGGGTTAGAACCGTACATTTACTGCAAGTGGTACGAGAGCGCAAGCAACGGGCGAAACACCGACCGACAAACGGGCATTTTAGGTGATTTCAGAGGGTTTAATATATTTGACGATGTTACACCCATACACACCGCCGAAATGCTTGCAGAGGAACAAGAAATGATATATGCGGCTTTGTCTGACGGCGTTTATATTGAGTAACTGCAAGGCAGGATAAAAAGAAAGGCGGCAACTTGATTGTTACCGCCTTTTCTTTTGCTTGCTGATTGTTATTTGTCCTGCAATGTTTCAACGCCCGTTAAACCGATGTACAAGTTTGTCGGGTAACTTTCGCAAAAGGTTTTGAAACGCCCGATGAGTTTTTCAGTTGCGATAAAATCATACGCTTGATTTTTGCAGGCGCACTCTTTCGCAAACTTGATGCGTGTATCACGGTTAAACACTATTTGATTTTCCAGCATATCGGCGAGCGTCTGCATACTTTCGGCAACGCTTTCCAAGTTAGTACGAATTTCGGGCGCATTTGCAGCCAAAAACTCAATGTGTTTCTTACTTTGCATTACAAGGTTTTGCATTGCGTTTAACACTTTCTGATTTTGATAAATTAAATCTGTTGTTTTCATTTTGTTTAAGTATTTAATTGTTTAACACGATGCAAATGTAGGCATTTTATTTTAATTACAAGCGGTTGGCGTGTTATTTTGTGTTAAATTATTCTTTTAACTTTGTTTAACAATGTGTTCCACGTGAAACATTTTATTTCGTGCATCGGTGTGGCAGTGTTCCACGTGAAACAATTTCACGGGCACACACGCATAACAAAAACCGTGCCAAAGTCTGTTATCTTTTGTTAAATCTGTGCCTTA